ATGGTGGCTCTATTGTAACAGTAGCCGCACTTGATGAACTTGTAACATCTGAAACGACCATATAAACTTTATCATGTGAAGCAAACTTTAAAAAATCTCCAGCTTTAAATCGACCAGCACCATCTCCAGCAAAAGCATCCATAGCAATAGTAGTATCTCCAACGGCATGAACACCATTAACTAATACTGTTCCTGTTTCGCTACCTCTAGCATCTTCTATTTCAGGTGGAATTATCGTAAAGTTTTCTTTACCTGATCTTTGTTTAACAATAAATGCCATTAAGTGTCTTGCAAGTTTTTTACCTGATTGTGATTTAGATATAATTGTATTTTGAATTGACTTTATTCCTAAAGATTCAAAATTTGCAGTTGATATTGGAAAAGCACCTGACATTATATTAGATTTCTACTCCCTCTTTCATTAACTGCGTTATTAATTATTTGTGTAATAGTTCCTCTGTTTCTTACTAACAGATCATCAAAACCACTTGCGTCTAAAGTATTAATATTAAAATTAACTGTTGTTTGTCCACCACCAGTTCCTCTAGCAGATTGTGTTATTTGTCCTGTTTGATTTGGTATAAACATTTCAGCACCTCTTTCGCCTACTACAACTGGTTGTCCTTTTGATACTGCACCACCTTTAGCAAAACCTAAAAAAGAACTTGCCACTCGTGCTAATGTACTTCCCATATCTCCACTACCACCACTTGAACTTGCATTTGCTTGTGCTTTTTTTTCTGCTGTAATTAATTTTTCTATACCAAGTTTTGTAGCCAATTGTCCAATTTGTGCATTTTCCATAGCAATTTGTATTGATTGTCTTGCTATCTGCTCAATTAATATTGCAGTAATTCTTGCTAAAACATTTAAAGCCATATTTCTTAATGTATCAGATAATTTCTCTCCAAATACTAATGATCTTGATAATGCTTCTGACATTTTAGTTATTCCATCATTAATACCCTCAGCAATAATATTTTTTATATTTGCCTTTTTTTGTTTTATTTTCTCTAAAACACCATTATTAAGTTCTTGAAATTTTTCTATTGTTTTTTGTATTGCACTTGGAATTGCAACAGAGAGTTCATGTTCAATAACATTTACTGCTATTGATGCGTTATCAAATGTTTTTTTTAATGGTATTAAAGTCTTATGTAAATCTCTTGCAACTGGTAAAACATTTTTAATTTCAAATTTTAGTTCGGCAAATTCTTTATTCATATTATCAAATAGTTTTTCTAAACCTTTAAATGCTAAAAATATTGCACCACCTTTTGCAATTGCTTTTCCTATGCCTAATAATCCACCTTTTGTAAATAAAGTTGCAAAACCAAATGTCATCATGGCTTTTGCGGCATTTGATATTGCTATCGCTAGAGTAGAAAATAATGTTACAACTTTTACTGATATTAAAAGCATTATTACATTCTTAAAAATAGTCATATTGTCTTTTAAAATTTTAATTGCATCAGCAACTTTTGTTACTGCCATGCCTAAAACAATTCCAATATCCTGTGCTATTTGATCTATTTGTTTTGAATTTTCTTCTAAAAACTTATCTAATGCACCAAATTCTTTTTTAAGAGTTTCAAATAAACCAGCTTCTAATATAACTTTTTTAAAATTAAATACTTTATCTCCAATCATTGATAAAGTTCCTTGAAAAGTTTCTGCTAGTTCATCAGTAGCTTTTCCAAATCTACCACCTTTTCCAAATACTTCTTCAAACCTTTGAACTGTTGCTTCTATCGAAACAGTTGCACCAGCTTGAAAACCAAGCATATTTCTAACACCTTTTTCTCTAAATAAATCTGCCGCACCAATACCAGCACTAAATGATCTTTGTATTTGTTCAGCAGTTGTCCTAAAATCTAATCCTGTTACTGCCGCTACATTTCCTGTTATCTCTAACATTTTTTGTAGATCATTAGCATTGTCTGTTACAGTTGCTAAAATTCCTGACCCTGATTGAATTTCTTCAAGAGAGAATGGAACTTTAGATGCAAACTTAACCATATTGTCAAATGCTTTTGCACCCTCGTTTGTATCTTTAAGTAAGAATTTTAGTCTTACTCTTAAATTTTCTAACTCTTTACCAGTATTAACTAAATTTCTTATAACTAAACCAGCACCTAAACCAATAAAAGCATTTTGCAAATTAAACACAGCACCTTTAACTTTTGATAATGCACCTTGAACATTACCTAAAGCTTGTTTTGTTTTATCTCGTGCTACTATATCTATGTTAAGTTTTTGATTTGCCATTACTTATATTTCCTTGCTTCTGCTAACGATTGTTTTGTTTTATACTCATCTTGCTCTTTTTTCAAGTAAGCTATCCAAAGATTATAATGGCTAACAGGCATATCAAGAACTTGTTGTATTGTAAGATGTAATCTCTCTGCAACGACTAAAAGCGACCTGATGTCAGGATCGCTATTTACTTTTTTTCGGCTTCCTCGTAGTTGGTATCTAAAAGAATTTGATTGGCAATAGTTGATATAACATTAGAGTCTGCTTTTTTTCTTAAAGCAAGTTTATCAAATGGTTCAAATGCTTTAACCATTTCTCCTTTATCATTCTTGACTTGGAGTTTCATTATAAGCAAATCAACAAGAACAGTTAAGTCTTGAAAGTTACTAGACTTTTTAAAAATTATGTTTTTTTCTTCAAGGGTAAGCGGTTCTGAATAAAATATACTCGGTTTTCCATGCTCGTCTTTCCACTCCTCAACTTCAATAGTAATAGTTTTAAGAGTTTCAAAATGAGTCTTTACTCTATCGATAACTGACATAAATTAGGATTATACAGTTCCTCTTGTTAATGCCCCTGTGCCTTGAAATGTAACTGATCTAGTAGTTATGCCATCCAATGTAACATTGACACTCATTCCTGTAACAATTCCTGAACCAGTAAAAGTTTCATCTCCTGATGAATTACCCTCAGGTGCTAATATAAAAGCTATTGTTGTTCCAGCAGTTAATGTCTGTTGCGGAGAATCAGTTTCATCATAACTCATTTCTAAAGTTCCT